AGTTTCCAAACCTTTATCTATTCTCTTGTTCAAAGAAGATAAGTATACCCCGTCGTTTTTCAAAGAGTTCAATACGTCTCGTAAAGTTATTTGGTTGTCAGCACAATATTTCTTAAAATGTTTTGCTGCTATATACATCTTGCGAGTGTCTGGCTCTATGCGGATACATAATTTTGAACTTCTTGGTACCAGTATAGGTAAATGCTCGGCTCCAGACCTTCTATCTAAATCATTATTAACAACTAAAATGCTTGTTCTATTTTCATTTATAAACTCACCAATAGTTGCAGCATGATCCGCAGACGGGGCTTTTATTTCTGAACGCATAATATCCATGTTTTCTACAACCCACTTTAATACCTTACCTATATCTATTTCTTTCGGTATCAAACCAAGACGTTTGGCTATCCTTGCGCCGCCGATGTTACATGCAATAATTGCAGACCAAAACCTTTCTCGACTGGTAAAACCTACCCTTTTATCTATGTATGCCTGAACTTTTTTTATTTCTTCTACAACATCTTTTTTATTCTTAACAATGTGTTGTGCGTATATGGGTCCTGCTAAACCGTAGTTTTCTGACAACGCATCGTCAAACATTGCTTGAGCAAAAGCTTTTGGCATTTTACTTTCTTGTGGTACATCAAACTCTAAAAACCTCATTAATTCGCCATCAGGTGTTTTCTTAGTAGCACGTAACTTATCTACCATTGAAGCATTAGAAGTTGTAATTGCTATAGTTGCCCACTTTGTAAAGTTTGCTCTTTCTTCATTAGATGAGGCTTTCATTCTACCCGCACCTCTACCTTGCGTTATAGAAAATACTAAATCAGAAAACTGCTCCCCCGGCATAGCAGTTACTTCATCCATAGCTACCGACATATTATTCAATATACCCATTCTGTGAATCTTAGTAGCAAGAGTATCTCTAGGAATCATAACTAATCCGTTGGGGTCGCCCCACACGCTCTGTGCCATACGCAAAGATGTTGTCTTTCCTGTACCTGATGTGTTGTTGACTAGGTTTATAATACCGCCTTTGTAGTTCAAGAATTTAAGAAGTGGTGCGCCAAATCCTGTAAAAAACCCAAAAGCTTGAACGTGCATGTCACGTTCACCATATATAGCCGCAATGTTTTTCCATGCTTCTAAACTACCTTTTGACTCTACGAAGTCCACCAACTCTCTTACTCTTGATGATGGTGGACTAAACATTATAGTTTCTCCATCTAACTCTTGTTTACCTAAAATAAACTTAGTGTCGTTATCTACCCATCCAAACTGTGATCTCATAATCTCTGCCTTTTTAGTTACTTGTAAATGTTTAAAGGATCTAATTATGTAGTTTATAATTTCACCCATTTGCTTTTTACCACCAATTACACCACTGTGCGCTAATTTCTTTTTTGCTTCCTCAGCCGACAAAACATCTTGAGCTGATATAACTAAACCTTTTTCCCCATCTAGAGGAAGCGTGTGTTTTATAACTGCTACCTCTCCGTCAACTGGGTCTATCATTCTCTTATCTAAATACAATTGATGTTCGTATATTAGTTGTGGTTCTTCTTCTTCAATCTGAGAATATATACCTCCGTTTTTTGCAAATATATAAGGCCAAGGTAGTTCTGGTAAAACTATTTCTTCTTCCTTAAAACTATCACTTTCATATTCTGCTAAAACTTTATCTCCTAGTTGTATGGGCGAAGTTATTTTATTTTTATGTGCACACTCTTCACAACCTTTTGGGTTCAACCCTTCAAAAGTTTCACATCTATACGGACCTTTTATTTTACTAGCTGCATCTTCGGTATCGTTATAACTGTACTTAGAAGAATCTCTTGACATGGCATGTATTGCCTCTGCACTGTCGGCGCAGTTAGCAGCTATGGATATGCCTGCCCTCCAAAGTGGGTACTCTACAGCTTCTTGATTCTCTCGTATAAAGTTTATTTGGTTACATGTTTTTATATTTTCAAAAACACTTTGTTTATTTTCTGCAAGAGCTAAAGTTAAAGCACTTACTTTTTCTTTCTTAGGTGTTGATTGTATTTCACCAACAAGTCCTTTAAAAAAGAAAAAGTTTACTGGCTTTGCATACTTACCAATTAACTTACATTCTTTTGGCGGGTCAGTTTTGTAATTAAACGAACCGGGAAACCTAAGTATCCTCCCCTCATCTTCTGTTACTGCAGGGTCGGCATAAAATTTATGTGTATCACATAATGCCTTTAAAGACCTAGCTACTGGTTTCCAATCTTTTGGGTGTATAACATTCTCAAGAACCCAATAAGCATGTATCCCATTGCCAGAGCTAATTATTGTTGGTTTTGGAAGTCCTATCGTATCGCAGAACTGACGTAGAGCTGCAGCCCCCTCTCCCTGATTTTTATATTCTTTGAGAGGTCCACAGTCTACATCTAAGTAAAAAATCTTACAGTATTCTGCGGTGGCCTGAGAACGTCTATCTGTATTGTATCTACTACAACCAAAATAAATATTACGCTCTTCAGACCTCCATTTTTCTATGAGCTGATAAGCAGCCTCAAAGGTTTCTACACATTTCTGCGTAGTGTCTCTCTCCCCTTTGAAGCCGCCTACCCATAGCCACCCTTTGTCTCCTAGGACATATTCTAAAAAGCGCATCAGTCGTTTTCTGTCCAAGCGTTCATTACAGACTCTAGGTCTTTTCCGCTTTTAGGACTACCATCTGAGTTATGCGTAACCTTTTTAGTTTCTTTCTTTTTTGGCTCTATAACAACTGGCTCTTCAACTTCTTCAATTTTAGAAGCAACAACAGTATCAGTGTTTTTGTTATGTTGCTCCATTACATTTTGATTAAAGCTATCAGCCCAAGCTACAAAATCCCTAAAAGTTTTTTGGTCTGCTTCAGTCATACTGACATCTTTTTTAGTAATAGATACTTTAGGTATAAAATAAGTCAACCCGCTTTTACCCGCTTTTGCATCAGTATTAAATTCTAAAATACATTGTGGCGGAAGAAGTTTACTAGTAGCAATCTCTTTTATAACAGGCTCAAATATTTTAAAAGCTTCTTTCTTAAAGTCTGCTACAAAAGGTATGCCTGTAGACTTAGAGCAATCAAGTTCTTCACCAGACTCATCTAAAGCTTTATCAAAATACACTTCTCCTAAGATAGTGCGTACCCTATCAACATCTTTTTGTTCTTGAGGTAAAGAAGCGTAGTCTTCAACATATCCTGATTGACGACCACAATTAAACCCACCATCCATGTCCGGCAAATTACTTTTTAAATCAGTAGCCAATGTAGTTTTTACATATCGGTTGTCATTTAAAATATATCTTTGATACATAAACCGTTGAAGAAACAGTCTTACCTTGGGGTTTTTTTGATACAGCTTTGCCCCGTTAGATAAGGTTAGCTCATACACACCTGCATCTATAGCTGTGTATTCTGTCTTCTTTCCTTTGATAACAGTTTCGCTTTTTACACCTTCATGCAATATTTTTAACCTTGCTAAAGTGCTTGACTTAGCTTTAGTTTCTAAGTCTTGTGACATACCCATAGCTTCTTGTAGGGCACTAAAATCGTTTACATCCGTTAAAGTTAAATCTGACATAATATCTAATCTCCTGTAATTAAAGTTTTACTTCTACACCCATTTTTTTACGTAGTTTAAAAAAATGTTTCTGCTCTAATAAATCCATAGGCGTATTAAAAGTTAAGCACTCATCTACTTCTTCAGAATTTGCTCTCTGTTGAATGTAGTCTATCTCATGCCTTTTTAAATGCCGTATTGGTTTAAAAGAAATTCTATAAAAATTATTTTCGTCAATCTTATCTATCTCTGTTACTACACCATCCACGCTTTGACCTTGTTGGTACAATCTTTTTACGTATTGTAAAAACCCCATGTCTTCAAATACATTAGATTTATTAAACAACGACGTGCTAGAAACTACTAACTGGTACACAGGACCTTTCAAATTGTCTTGTAAAGAGACTGCAATTTTTTGGTGCATCTTACAAGCTTTTGAATTGCCTTCTCCTGAACCTTGTATATTTTTAAGGCACTTAATACAAAACGTTGCTTGAGGTTCGTCTACATCATAGTCTGGTGTTTTACCATCCGAAGAAAAACAAGTAGGTATTTTTTTAACCCCTTCTTCAAATGGTGTGTCATAGTATTGCCTATGTATATTTGGAGCCGCAGCTATCACAATAACTCTTTGAGGGCTTCCAATATTTTTAGCCAATAGTCTATTCATTTTCTACGCACAGTAACAGAATATTTACTGTCGGCATTTAACCCTTCTGGTAGTACGTCAGGGTTTTCTTCTAAGAATAGTTTGATGTTTGATTGGTGTATTCTCCGTTCTAAAAGATCAAAAGCATCGTGCTCTTGAATAAATCTGTACATAGCTTCCCAATTGTCTGTCCAATATCTAGACTTTACTGTTTGGTAAGCCGTGCCATGCGGAGTTTTAATACTAGTTGCGCCTGTTTCTTTCAAGATGTTTTGTAGCTGTTGATTAACAACATCCAACTGCTCATCTAGTTTGGCGATTTGTTGGTCTGATTCTTTGCGAATTTTATCTTTCGCATCTCTTATTTTTAAGAGCACTTTTACTAATTCGTTTGCGTTAAAACTTGACATAATTTACTTCCTTTCAAATTGTTCTTCTTCGTTAAACAATATAAGACACTTTTATCTTAACATTTTATAGTTAAGTTTCCAACTCTTTTTTATAAAGATCTACTAATTTTGTATGATTTTTTAGTTTGCTTTGTAGCATTTGATACAATCTGCTTTCTACTGGACTGCCTGATATGTGAAATATAGTCATGGCGCTATCTTGCCCCGGTCTGTCAATTCTAGCGTTGGCTTGTAAATATGTTTCCAAAGATGTTACAGGTGCATACCATATAATCGTATCTGCAGCAGTTAAAGTTACTCCATGCGATGCCGCCTGTGGTTGTATTATTAATACATTAGGGTGCTTGGTTTCTTGAAATAATTTAAATATTTGCGATCTTTTAGTTACAGGAACCGAACCATTTATTATCTCACTTGTAATTTTGTGTTTGTCTAAAAATTCACTAAGCAGTTGTATAGTATGTTTAAAAGGCACAAACACCAGAACTTTGTTACTAGCTTCTTCAATTACCTCACGCACAACATTTAGTCTGTTTGACACGTCAAACTCTATTACCTCTTTAGTGTCGGTGTAGACTGCACCCCCCGATATTTGTAATAACTTGTTTAAATTAACAGCCGCATTTACAGAACTTATTTCTTCTCCGGCAGCAGTCATGTACATATCTTTTTTTAATGTTTTGTAGTATTTATCTTGTTGTGCAGTTAAAGGTGCTTCTCTGTTAACGTGTGTTACAGGAGGTAAGTCCAGGCACTCTGCTTTTGTAAACCTAACGGCAGGTTGTAGCATATTAAATACAATGCTCTCTGCATCATCTTTAGGTATCCACCTAAACCTACCAACGTTATACATAACCATATCTCTAAACCTACTAAAAAATCTAGGGCATCTATCAGGAACACAAAGTTTACCAAGACCGAACGCATCAACTGGAGATTGTGCAGCAGGGGTTCCAGTCATTAACCATAACCATGTATTTGAACTTATAAGTCTTTGCATAGACTTCCATCTTTTTGTAGATATAGATTTATAAGCATTTGCTTCATCAATAATTATTAAATCAAACCCCGCTTCTTTAATATCTTGTTCTACAATTTCTATACCATCATAGTTAATAATTACATACTCTGCATCGGAGTTAATTATATCTTTACGTTTTTCTCGTGTACCGTATGCTACGTTAACTGTTCTGTGCAATGCAAACTTAAATAAATCCGCTTGCCATGCAGAATGTATAATGGACAACGGACATACAACCAAAACCCTTTTAATCTTACCTAGCTTCATTAAATAATCTGATGCCCATATTGAAGAAGCTGTTTTACCCGTGCCTTGTTCGTTAAAACAAAAACCACGTTTAGTGATAGATAAAAAAGAAGCTGTAACTTTTTGATGCTCCATAGGTTTAAAGGGTCCACCCCATTCATAATCTCTTTCCATTGGAGACGGCACGTTTTTAAACCTAAGTTCTTTTAAAGTTTTAGCTTCTTCAAAATCCCAGTGGACTAATACTTTACTAAACTCATTGTCTTTTTTAATTACTTTACTTTTTGTAATTGCGTTAGTTATACGCTCAGGATATTTAGTAGTTATTAGCAGCGCTTTATTGTTTACTACTTGCATTAAGCGTTCTTCTTTACTGATCTATCAGAGTTACGTTTAAAAGATCTGTTCGTACTAGCTTTAACAACTCTAAGGTTTTTCTTATTGTTAGTCCCTCCCCTAGAGAGCGCTTTTTTGTGGTCAATATCTTTACCTTCTCTTTTGTCGGCTTTACCATTTTTGTTTTTATCTACACCTGTTTTATCCATAGCGTATCGAGCACGTTCACGAGTATTACGTTTTTCTTGCTCGTTTCTTTTTTTCTGCTGCTGATATTCTTTTTTGTAAGGTCTTTGTTTATTTACATAGGCCATCTTTTAACTCCTTTTTTTCTTGACTTATAGGCACCCAATTAGTTATTTCTTCAATTGTTCTATTACAACCAATACAGACGTTATCTTTTAGTTCGCAAACGCCAACACAAGGTGATTCAATTTTCATATTTGTCTCTCCACTCTTTAAAAGACTCTATACTCTTTTTTATTTTATCGCTCTTAGTATGATTATGGAAATATCTAGCTTCCATATAACCTGCTTTTTTAAACTGTTGCCATTGTAAAAATATACCTTTTTGCTCAAGATATTCTTCTAATGCTTGTGTGCTTTTGAGTGATAAACCAGTAAAAGCCTTACAAGATTTGCATGTAAACGTCATAGGGTTTCGGTAATTTTGAAATATTATATCCCCGACATATATGAACTTAGGTCTTTGTTTCATACGATAAAATTTAGTTTTTAACCAGTCAGGCATACTAGACTTTTGTATCTCAGTTTTAAGAACCCTTATTGGAAATTTAGTATATAGACTACCATCGTATCTTCTAGCTACCTTATCATTCATATTTCACAACCTCCTGCAGTACATGCTAACTCTTGTACACCTTTAACATTGTCGTCTTCTTCTACTAGCTTGCTCCACTTAATTGTTGTAGGCATCTTGGCTAACATTTCATTGTATTCTTGTTCGGTACACTCTTCGTATGGAGCTTGTTTGTAAGTTCCACCATCCCAAGGCAAGAAAGATATACCCGATATGTCGTTGAAGTTATTCCATACCCAAGCACCTACATCTAACCATTCTTCTTCTTTTACAGAAATAGTTACTGACGGTTTATGCTCACACCAATGCTTCTGGTACATCATCCATAACTCTAAGTGGTCAACCGCTGTTAAGTCTTCTCTAACTTTACAACCGTCTGGAGATTTTATTGGAAAGGAAAACACAGCGGTTGAGTCTGGTTTCATCACACAGTCTTCTGTTGGCACACCTGCTTCTTTTAAGAAGTGTGTGAGAGGATCTTTTTTATCTCCACGAACCCTACGAATATAATAAGGGCTATGTCTAGTATGAATACCACTGGCAGAATTAACAAGCTGACTAACAGTCCCGCTAGGCTTAACACAAGTAATTGAAGTCGATTGAGGGATTCCGAGAAGAACAGACAGGTCAGCGTTTGTTTTAACAGATACTTGTTTGAGTTCTTCAAGTTTTTGTTTAGTATCATCAGTAATTTCCGACATCCATTTATTATCTAGTATACCAGTCAACGAAACACCTAACAATCTCTCCTCTTCTGTATTCTTTTTCCACACTTTCCGTAAATAAGGAAAGTTTGTTAATGTGGCCTGCCATGTACCTAATATAGTAGCTATCTCAACTTTTTCTTTTATAGATTCAAACGTGTCATTCTCACGTACTACAACCTCTGAAAGGTTGCAAAATTCGTATGGACGCAAAATTATCTCACTACAGGGATTAGTTCCGAAATCATAGTTAGTATCACGTCTTCCAATTGACTTAGCTTGTTTCTTAGATGCGTCTCTAGAAAAAATACCTCGTTCCCCAGAATGGCTATTATATAAACTTGTCCACTCATGTAAAAACAAACTTACATCAGGTTTCTCTTCATAGATAGCTGAATTATTAGCTAACGCTCTTTGACCATTTTGCTCCCACCATGCACCTGACTTACACTCTCTCATTTTTGAGTCTTCTAAATCAGATAAAGAAATCATAGCTGACCTACGCACACCACCGACTACAACAATCTGACCTACCATACACATTATGTCGTGACACTCTATAGAAGAGAGTTTTCTTCCGCTGGCTTGTTTGAACTTGTTAATAGTAAACTTAAATAATTCTTCCAAAGGTTCAGGACCACTAGCTCTACCGCCAAACGTTTTTAGTTTTGCTCCTGCTGGACGAATTTTACGCATATCATATTTAGGAACTTCACCAGAATATAACAACGCAATAAGTTGTCGTAAACTTTTAGCCCAACCTTCTTTACTATCAGACACTACAATCGTTGTTTCAGAATCAAACATCTTCTCAGGTATCTCAGGTAGTTTTTGTATGTACTTTTGTTCCACACTAAACCCAACTCCTGTACCACATAACAAGATATACATAGCTTCGTCAAATGCTTTTGGATCATCAATTGGCAAATAAGAACAGTTGTATCCTGCTGTGTTATCACGTGCCAACGCTTTACCTGCTGTCATTATAGCTCTCATGCTAGGCATAACTTCTAAATTACATATTGCTTCATGCACTCTAAACTTAGTAGGAGTATCTACTACATGTCCGTATTCGGCTTCTAGGTGGTTTATCATAAAGTCCATGTACCGACTTACAGACTCATGCCAGTCCTCTCTACGTTTTTCTTCTGGCATGTACCTTGCATAACGACTCTTAGCAATAAATTGACTATAACTATCCATTAGTTCCCTTTCATTTCTTTTATCAATCGGTTTAAATACCACAATGCTTTTTCTAAATCTTGCAACGTGTTCTCTTTCTCTTCTGCTCTACTTAAATACTTCATAGCGTTTAGTCTTAAATAAGTTTCAAATCCATGTTTACTAGACTTTGCTTTTAAATATTCTATTGTCTCCATCCCCCCTTTCATATAATGCTCTGGATGATTGACCATATCTTTTTTATTTTCAGAACACCACCCTCTGTCTATTTCTTTTTCTGGTTTTGGGTGATCAACAGGCATTTCAACACAAGCATGTGTGTTATATAAATTGTTCCTATCCAAAGTAACCTCCATTATGTTCACAATTGTTTACTGGACAAAACTTTCTACATGTAAAATTAGGTATTGGGTTCCATACGTTTGTTTCAAATGCAGTATCTAATCTCTCCACATCAAAATTAAAATTATTCATTAGTGTTTGTGTTTGACTTCTCACATAATTAGTTTTTATTAAATCCTTAGACACAACAAATAACAAACCTGCTTTTATGTAATTTACTTTCGGAAAATGTTGGAACGTAGCTACAGATAATATCTCTAACTGTTTAGTGTCGGCGTAACGAGCACTTTTTCCTGTTTTATAATCTATTACGTAAGCAGTGTCTTCATCATGTACCACCAAATCAGCTATACCTCTCCACCAATAATTCTTATCTTTAAACCCACAAGGTTCCAAATCTTTAGTCAAACCCATCTCATACTCACACAGTTTCTCGCCCTTTAACTTCTTTAGAATATTTAAATAAGGCTCAATATATTTAAACTTTTCTGGTATTACAGTGTCTTTACGAACATAATCCTCTGCCGCTTTATGCGCTTCTTTTCCATAAAACATAGCAGTGCTTTCTTCTTGAGGTATATCTTTCTTTACTCGCAGCCTGTAATATTTTCTAGGACATTGTTTAAATAAAGATAGTGCCGAATAAGACCATTTAGCCATACGATTTCCCATGTTCAGTTTCACAATCTAACGGCAGGTTTTGGCACCAAGCTGGTTTCCATTTCATACATTCTGTTACATACGCAGCCGCTTCTTGGACTTCCTCTTCCCGTGCAATACATGTTACAGCGTCATGCACTGTCATAACTACTTTATATTTTTTAGATACCTTTAACATCTGCTCACCTATTACGCATCTAGCCACGGCTTGACAAATGTTCTCAACTACTTTTCCACCGTAAATATTTATCCTATCCTTCCTGCTTTTGTAAGAAAAGTAGTATTCCCCACTAGCGTCCTGTTGTTTTTTAAGATCTGGGTATTTAAGTTGTAATCCGTTCGGTAAGTCAAACCCAATATTGGGTATA